GAGTTGTCTCAACTACTTGTACTTTCATATTATCAAACACAGTTTCGTATATCACACTCTCTGTCATTTTATCTCCTATAATTCATATACATAATGAGAAATTTGCTTATCATTCATTATTGTTTTGTAAACATCCAATTTACCTATATCAAAAGAACCGCCAAAAAATGCATCTGTTATATTTCTTTTTTTCATATCTTCAATAGTTTTATAATGTACAAATGCTGATATTTTTCTTTTTATCGTGTCAAATTCTTTTTGTTCTTCTTCATTATGATTTAAGTTATCGTAAAAGCATCTACCAGATGTTTGATTAATTATTTGATGGGCTACAGTGTCATCTATGATATAAACAACAAATGCAACAGGTATAGATTTATATTTAAACATATAGCAAATAACAGAGTCATCATTAAAATATGGATATTTCAACATTGATTTCTGTAACTTCAACCACCCCTTTGATTTACTATTAATCTGTCTTTTACCTGTATTAAATGCATTGTTTATTATTTTTATATCTATACTATCTAACATAATATTTTCATCATCTAAAATATTGAAAGTTAGATTGGACATTTTTAAAAGTTTGTTAATACCCTTTTTATGTTTCCATTTATTTCTAGCTATTTTTTCAAAATTATTTTTTATATTACTATAGTAATTATAACTTTTTATTTCCTCACTAAATTGATAGCTCTTTTTTATAACGATTTCTTCTATTTCATTTACACCTATTTTTCGTGCTAACTTATTCTTGGATATTTTCTTCAAAACTTTTAATTCAGTTTTCTTATTTTTCAAGTAACTAATAGGAAGGCCTTCTACACGATTGTAAATATGTTGAAACATTTGCACTCGTTTTAATACTATAAAAACTTTATCATTGTTTACCTTTACAATAACCAATCTTCTCATTCTGTCTTGATAAATTTTATTATATTCGTATGTATATTCTGAGGGCAGAATATATTCATTACCATATCTACTTATTTTTTCTCTTTGCACAAATTTAATTTCTTCTTTACAATCAACTATTGATTCTGAATACACTTTGTAAAAATCATCACTTGTACATTTACTTAATTCATTAAAATTTATCATCGTATAACATTACTATTTCCAATAATCCAGAAACATGAATTTTCACTCTCATTTATTAAATTTTTCATCATCTCCCAAGCTTTGGATTCATAAATCATATCTAATTCAAAGCCTACATTTTTCTTTAAAAGTTTATGGTATGAGTAATTACCAGTATGATATTCATAATCATATTCCCATTGCATACCTTCTAAATTTCTGTGTATCGATTCTCTACGATCATATCCAAAAGGTTGTAATGCCACAACCCTAAACTTCTTATTAAACATCTTTATACCCTCTAAAATGCCTGTAAAAGTAACACCACTTCCTAATGGAACATAAAGAGTATCACATTCTATATTCTTTACTTGTTCTGCTATTCTGGTAATAATAGAAGAACGATAAATCTGAGCCGCATACCCAAACAATATTGGAAAGAATTTTCTTTCTTCATTTAATTTATTTAGATTGGAATAAAGTACATTATTAAACCCTTGAGACTCACTAAGAACAATCAATTCAGAATTGTATTCTTCACACCATTGTATACCTATCTGTTTTCTTGCATTATCTACGGTTGTATTACCAAATCCAATTATAGAGTTTAATCCAAACTCAAATGCAACCCTAGCAACAATAGGTGACTGTGGTGATATAACAGAAGCTGCGGTTGCAATAGTGCTATCACATTTTGCATGGATATATTCTAAATTAGTCTCTACTAAATCTCTGCATTGTCTAATCTTACCACCAGTAATAAAATCTTCACCATAGGGGGCATAAAGATCATCTCTCTTATACTTTATTCCATCATATTCTTCTATTGGTGTTAAGCTCATGCAAAGAAATCCTCTAAACTGCCTGATTTGGGAAACAAGTCTATAGTCTTATTTTTTGCAAAACACCATACATTCTCTATATAGATTTTGTTCATAAACTCATTCATTGCATCCTTATCAAACTTTCCATCCTCATCAGAGAATACTGCTGGCCCTTGAGGCCTCTGCATAATTCTCATACCAATCTGTCCTATGAAATCGTCTTTCATTGAATCTACCAACTCATCACTTGAACGATACCGCTTACCTTTCACCTTTGGGTCAAAAATATTTACCAGCAATACCCCATTATCGCTTAAAGATTCAAAACTTTTTTGTGCAACAAGTAAATAAAACCCATCTCTCCATTTCTCATATGTATCATATTTTGCCCAAGATTGATCTTTCTCATGTTCTCCGCCTTCATTATATCTTTCTGTGGAAAAATATGGTGGACTTGTAAATGCACAATCCACATTTTCAATTTCCTTCCAGGGCAAATTTTCAGCACCACAACGATATATTTGAACAGTCTTTTTTCCACCAGTAAGTTTATCAAAAAACTCAATCATCTTTTTGTAACGTGCAAATGTATTTGGATTAGGATCACACCCGATATAGTGAGTTGCATTGGAAGCATAAAACGCAGTAAGTCTATCTCCCCAACCCATAGATGTATCCAATATAACTTTTGCGTCAGACATTTCATAAATGGTTTTCGCAACAATGGGTTTGAACTGTGTTGCAATATATGTGCCTAATCTAAACGCCATAATATAAGATTCTCTTGCAAGCTCTGGTGGATCATTAACCCCCCTCCATATAGGGCCAAGAGCCCCCCACACATTATCTCCATCATTCCATCTTGTCAATGGTGCTTTAAAACCATAAGAATTGCATGACATTCGTAGATCATGCATAAAAGAATCACTTATATAGTTGTAAATTGAAGATGCTTCAATAACGCCCAATCCATACTTACTATAGGGATATGCATAATCATCATATTTTTCTAATACTTCTTTACCAGAATTATTAATAAATTTAGTATAATTTATTCTTTTTAATTTATGAAAAAGTTTGATAACTTTATCTTCTGTAAATTTTTTTAATGGATATGGCGGTTTCTCTTTTTCAATATAATCAGCAAGAACTCTACGAAATTCTTTTTTACCAAACTCTTCGGTAACTGCAACAAACTGTGATGTGTTCATTAAAGGAAGCCCATCTTTATTTGCGCTCTTTTTTAAAATTTCGTAAAGTTCTTTGGAGCGGGCAGAGGGAGTCGAACCCACATCATCAGCTTGGAAGGCTGAGGTAATGCCATTATACGATGCCCGCATTAAAAGAAATCCTCTAGCGTACCCTGTACACCATAACTACTATCTACTAACCAGTTTATCTTGTCGGTTATAAACTTCAACGGACTGACAAAACTTTTTTCAAACTGTTCATCATAATCTATCATTTTTTCAATACCAAGCTCTCTGGGCATGGATGTTATAAAAGAAAATGCAGTTGATTGATATATGTTTGGTTGACGTAAATGTAGAAATCGAATCTTATCACCCTCTAATATATTGGGATACTTATTTCCCAACTTATTTTTCTTAACTAAATGATTATACAAAATTGCACCTTTCACATGAATAGGAGCTCCCTTTCTAAACAAAGATGCATCATCACTATATCTTAATATCCCATTACAACTTCTTGGATATGCAATATCTTCTGGTGATAAATTCATAAATTCTTCTCTAAAATCCTGTATAAAGGTATTTAGCATTTTCTCATCACCATTCATAATGATTTCCAATGCTTCCTTAATCTTCTTTCGGCAAGGAGCAGGGGTTGAAGACTTGACAGCTTCAATTCCCATAATTTTTAATTTTGGTTTTTTATATTGAACACCCTCACTGTCATACACATTTAGAATATATCGTTTCTTAGCAACCCAGATACCTTTATCAGCAATCACTTCACGGGTCATTTTCATTTTTTGTTCGTAGGCTCCAACCACTTTACCAAGTTCATTGTAACTTTTATCAATAAATGGTTCCAACTTATTTTTTGCCACTTTATCCAAGAACGAGATAATTTTACTAGTTTTCGTTCCTTCCGTAAAAACTTTACCAATAAAACGATCAAAAGTGATGTACACCGAGTCCGTATCTGATGCAATAACATAATCCTCTCCTTCCGTTTTAAGTAGGTTATTAAGGTATTTATTTATTTCTTTTTCAATCCATCGTATAGATAATTGGCCACTAGTTGTAATCGCTTCAGCATTTCTAAGATCAAAATAGCGAAACCAATTATTCCCAATAGCGCCATACGCACTATTAAGGGATATTTTTTTCGCCATCTGTATGTTGTTATACTTGGAAATCTCTTTGAGAAGACTTTTGTCTTTAGTGTCCTCATATCTCTGCTGAGCTTTAAGCATAAGTTTTTTATATTTGACACGATCATCATATATTTTCTCCATTATTTCTGGTAAAAATCCCCGTTTGTCTTTTTTAAAAAACGCCCCATTGGGAGTCATAGAATACTTTGTATCGTTGGATAGTTTGCCATCAAGTATTTTATCAATTAATCCTTCTTTCTTCTCACCGGAAACCAATGTCTCTGGAGAAATGTTATATTGCATAATCAAATGTGGATACAGGGAATTCAAGTCAAACGACATTACCCATTTGTGCATACCAACCTGTGGTTCTTTAACATAAGCACCCTCATACTGCTCAACCTTTTTTTGTT